AATATTCTCCGCGGATAAGGACTTAACTCAACTTATTTCAGAAAAGGTTCAGGTGTATTCACCGTCACAAAAACAAATGATTAAGTTTGGTGATAAGGTAAAACTTAAAGACATTTCTATACCTCATCAGAATGTTACAACATTTAAAATAATATCAGGAGATAAGTCTGATAATATTGACGGTATATACTATTTTGGAGAAAAAACATTTGTAAAACTTTTCCCTGAGATAGTTGATTCTGTCGTTAGTGTTGACGATATTTTACAGAAAGGTGAACAACTACACGAAAATGACAAAGACAACAGAGCTTTACAGAATTTACTATCAGGTAAAACAAAAAGGGGGGTGTATGGTGAAGAATTCTATGTCATTAATAAAAGTTTAGTAGATTTATCCTTACCTTTGTTGACTGATGAAGCAAGGGAACTCGTTGAACTTTATTATAGAGAAGATATTGACCCCGAAGGTCGGGGATATCAAAATCTTATGAGAATGATGATGAATGACGGGATTTTTAAGTACTTACCTAAAACAGACAATGCATGGGTGTATTTCTTGACACCCTTTATGAAACTTACAAGAAAAGAAAAAAGAAGATTTAGAAAAACTAATTAAAAAACAAAACTATGAGTAAAGAAAAAAATGACATTACGAAGATGGAGTTTCTACTCACATTGAACGACAACATTATTGTACAAAGGTACTATAACGTTAAGGGGTACAATGGAGAAGCAAAATCTAGTATGGAGTTAGCAGACACTGTGAATGATATCTACGAAAAGATTCATGGTGACCTGAAAGCAAAAACAGTTTGGTATATGTTGGAGAACCAATATCAAATTATGGTAGACCCAAAAATCTTGGAGACATCTATGACTGATGGTGATGAGACGTTTAACATTTATGTTAAGTATAATGATGATATTGTCCTACATCGCGGTTGGGATGGTAAGAAGTATCCTCCCAAAATTCGGTACACTGTAGATGTGCGACCCCATTTAAAGTCCATTCTGAAGTCGTTGACTGAAGTTTTTTCTTCTGACAAATTGACACAGAATTATATGGAATATACCCTTTCTTAAACATATTTATTAAGACACATTATTAGTAATCGCAATCAACATGTCGAATCAAAAAAATTTCGGATATCTCGGAAATACTTTTCAAATTCAGCTATTAAATAACATCGTTCTGTATAAGGACTTTGCGACTTCTATTGTTGATGTGATTGAACCCAAATACTTTGATAATCAGTATTTTAAGTTGATTATGCAAATTCTCAAAGAGTATTACCAAAAGTACGAGCATACACCCTCGTATAATACTCTTGAACAACTAATCAAGTCAGAAGTTGCCTCTCCAATGGCACAAAAGATGACTCTTGATATGATGGAACAAGTAAAAGAAGCACCTGGTGAAGGTGAAACTTTCGTACAGGAAAAGGCTTTGAAGTTCTGTAAACAACAAGAGTTACAAAAGGTTATGACTAAGGCTCAGAAAATTATCGATAAAGGTGATTTTGAGTCTTACGACCACTTGGAGGAAATGGTAAGAGACGCTTTACAAGTTGGAGAAGTGGATACGGGTACTGCAGAGGTTTTTGCAAATCTCGAAGAGGTACTAGAAGAAGATTTCAGACATCCAATCCCTATGGGGATACCAGGTATCGACAACCTTCTTAAAGGTGGAATTGCTAAGGGTGAGTTAGGAGTTATCTTGGCACCAACGGGTGTTGGTAAATCTACTTTCCTTACAAAGATTTCAAATCACGCATTCAACTTAGGATACAACGTTCTTCAAATTTTCTTTGAGGACAACCCTAAGATTATTCAAAGGAAGCATTTTACTCTATGGACTGAAATAGCACCCGATTTACTGTCAATGCACAAAGACAAAGTTTTAAACAAAGTTCAGGAAATCAGAGAAAATGCACCGAATAAGTTAGTTCTTAAAAAACTACCGTCAGATACACTTACTATGAATCAGATTAAGAATCAGATTCGTAAGATGATGGCGGAAGGTACTAAAGTTGATATGGTTGTTTTAGACTATATCGATTGTGTTGTACCTGATAAGAACTTAGGTGATGAATGGAAAAGTGAGGGTTCAGTAATGAGAGGTTTCGAGGCTATGTGTCACGAACTAGACTTAGTTGGTTGGACGGCAACACAAGGTAATAGAAGTTCTATTTCTTCTGAAGTTGTTACTACAGACCAAATGGGGGGTTCAATTAAAAAGGCACAGGTTGGTCACGTTATTATTTCAGTAGCGAAATCGTTACAACAAAAAGAAATGAATCTCGCTACGATAGCAATTACTAAGTCACGTATCGGTAAAGACGGAATTGTATTTGAAAACTGTAAGTTTGACAATGAAATGATTGAAATAGATACGGAACAAAGTGTTACGTTCCTTGGTCTTGAAGAACAAAAGGAGGAGAAAAACAAAGAAAGAATCCGTGAACTTCTTGAGAAAAGGAAACAAAAAGAAAATAAATCTTAATTAATTGTCTTAAAAGATGGAAAATCTAATGAATAAAGTAGAGAAAGATATGCGCTATGTTATAAAAAGGAGTGGTGATAAAGTTGTTTTTAAAACTGAAAAAATTGAAGTTGCAGTTTTGAAGGCGATGAAGAGTACAGACCAAGTAGATGAAGAAATGGCTGAAAAAATCGCACGTATCACGACTAAGGCGTTGTTTAGAAATAATAAAGAAAGAGTACCTCACGTAGATGATATTCATGATATGGTAGAAAACAAACTCATGGATAACGGTCTTAACGAGGTTGCAAAAGAATATATAGTATATAGGGCTAAGAATAGACCAGATATCTTCTCAAAAAGAGTTAACCTAAAACCTTATGACTATCCTGAGTTAAATGAGTTCGTTGATGCAATCAGACACTCATACTGGGTTCACACAGAATTTAACTTCACCTCAGATATTCAAGATTTTAAGGTTCACCTTGATGAAAAAGAGAAGACTGCACTTGAAAGAGCGATGTTGGCGATTTCTCAGATTGAAATTGCGGTGAAAACATTTTGGGGAGACATTTACAAAAGAATGCCTAAACCCGAAATTGGTAACGTAGGAGCGACATTTGCGGAGTCTGAAGTTAGACATGCGGACGCTTACTCACACCTAATTCAATTGTTAGGTCTTAATAAGGAGTTCGAAAACTTAATGCAAGTACCGGCGATTAGAAGAAGAATTAAGTACCTTGAAAAGTCTATTTCTAATTCTAAGAGTGTTGAGAACAAAGAGTACTTTGAGTCGGTTATACTATTCTCAATGTTTATTGAGAACGTATCGTTGTTCTCTCAGTTCTTAGTTATTATGTCATTCAATAAACATAAGAATATGTTAAAAGGTATTAGTAATGCTGTTGAAGCGACTTCTAAAGAAGAGAACATTCACGCTAGCTTTGGTTTTGACTTAGTCAACTTGATAAAGAAGGAAAACCCACATTGGTGGACAGATGAATTAGTAGAGGATTTGATTGATGCAACACTTGAGGCGTGTGACGCTGAGATTGAAATTGTTAATTGGATTTTTGAAAAAGGAGACTTAGACTTTTTAACTAAAAAACAAACAATGGAGTTTATAAAACACAGATTTAATGTATCATTAAACTCGATTGGAATTGATAGTATTTTCACAATCAACGAACCATTACTTGAAACGACAGAATGGTTTGATGATGAGATACTTACAACAAAACATACCGATTTCTTCAATAAGAGAAGTATCAATTATAGTAAGAAATCAAAATCGATTACGTCAAACGACTTATTTTAATTTAACTACAACATAAAAATGGAAAATAGAAAACCTTTTGATTGGATTAATGAAGAATCCATCACCTTTCTTAGGAGAGGATATTTGAGTGAGGGTGAGGAACCTCTTGAAAGAATTAGAACAATTGCAGACCATGCAGAAAAAATATTAGGAATCGAAGGATTTGCTGATAAATTTTACGACTATATGGGTAAAGGATGGTATTCACTATCATCACCAGTATGGGCTAATTTTGGAAAAAAGAGAGGGTTACCCGTAAGTTGTTTCGGCTCAAATATTGGAGACAATATCGAATCTATTTTGTACACACAAGCTGAAGTTGGTGAAATGAGTAAGATGGGTGGAGGAACCTCAGGATACTTTGGTAACATTCGTGAAAGAGGTGCTGATATTACCGATAACGGTCACGCACCCGGTGCAGTTCATTTTATGAATCTATTTGAGAGCGTTGTTGATAACATCTCACAAGGTGCAACACGTAGAGGTCGTTTCTCACCTTACCTACCAGTAGAACATCCTGATATCATGGAGTTTCTTGAAATCGGTACGGAAGGGTTCCCGATTCAAGATTTGACACACGCAGTTACCGTGAGTGATGACTTCATGAAAGAAATGATTGAAGGTGATGAAGAAAAGAGAGCGATTTGGGCTAAAGTAATTCAGAGACGTGGTGAAATTGGATATCCATACATCATGTTTAGTGATACTATGAACAATAACTCTCCTGATGTGTATAGAGATAAAGGTGCTAAAATTTACAATTCTAACCTTTGTTCTGAAATTGCACTTCATAACTCAGAAGAGGAATCTTTTGTCTGTGTGTTGTCATCTATGAATGTTCTACATTATGACGAATGGAAAGATACTGATGCTGTTGAGACTATGACATATTTCTTAGACGCGGTAGTTACTGAATTCTTGACTAAAATTGAAGACCTTAAATCTGACGGTTCTATCGAAGGTAATAGAGCATTCTTCTATTTGGAGAAAGCCTACAACTTCGCTAAGAGACAAAGAGCGTTGGGATTAGGGGTATTAGGATGGCATTCACTACTCCAATCGAAAGGACTACCCTTCGATACCAAAGAGACTGCAAAACTCAACGTAGAGGTATTTAAAACGATTAAAGAAAAATCATATACTGCATCTGCTGAGTTAGCTGAAAAGTTTGGAGAACCTGAATATCTTAAAGGTTATGGTCGTAGAAACGTTACTTTAAATGCGGTAGCACCAACTACATCATCGGCATTTATTTTGGGACAAGTCTCACAATCAATCGAACCAATATGGTCTAATTGTTATGTAAAAGACGTAGCAAAACTTAAAGTTACAATTAAGAATCCTGTTCTGAAAAAGCTATTAGTTGAGTTGGGTAAAGATACAAAGGAAGTTTGGGATACAATTAAGAAAAAAGACGGTTCAGTACAACATCTTAATTTCTTGACTGATGAACAAAAAGACGTATTTAGAACATTTGCGGAGATAAATCAAGCGTCAATTATAAATCAAGCTGCGGTTAGACAAGATTTTATTGACCAATCACAGTCGTTGAATTTGATGGTATCACCTGATATGCCGACGAGAGATGTAAATAAGTTACTTATTGATTCTTGGAAGTTAGGAGTAAAAACATTGTACTATCAACATTCGATGAACTCGGCACAAGCATTCGCAAGGAAAAAGTTAAATCTGAATGACTTACAATGTGTGGCATGTGAAGGATAAAAAAAGACCCGTGGAAAACCACGGGTTTTTTTATAAAATAATACTGAGTCATATTTATTGATATGCCACTAAAGAAAACATATGGAGTAAATTTTCCTTTTAGGGAAAGTGCCACCGGTACTTATCTTGATTTAACGGAAACAACTGCTGAAGAAATAAGAGCAGACTTACTACATTTAATTTTAACACGAAAAGGAAGTAGGTATTATTTACCTGATTTTGGTACAAGAATATATGAATTTATTTTTGAACCTATGGATGGTCCTACCTTTGACGCAATTAAATCGGACATACAAACGGCATGTGATAAATACATCCCAAATTTACAGATAAATGACATTTCTATAAAACCTTATTCTGATGATGATAGAAGTCCTTTAGGTGAACTAAACATCGAAGACCAAGAAAACACATATGAAATGTTTGATATATTCAGGACCGCGGGTGAAGGAGTTGAAGAATATACAGCTAAAGTCAAAATAGATTATTCTATTGATGATGGTGCATTTGGAAGTAGAGATTTCATTATTATTAATATTTAAGGTAAATGGCTAATCGTAAAATATCATATACAGATAGAGATTTTGAAGGTCTAAGGCAGGACCTGATTAATTTTACTAGACAGTATTACCCTGAACTAATCGACAACTTTAATGACGCGTCGGTTTATTCGGTGTTTTTAGATTTAAATGCTGCGATTGGGGATAATTTACACTACCATATAGATAGAAGCATACAGGAAACAGTATTACAATATGCACAACAAAAATCTTCTATTTTTAATATTGCCAGAACTTATGGTTTAAAAATACCCGGTAATAGACCATCGATATCATTAATTGATGTTTCAATTACAGTACCTGCGTTTGGTGACCAAGAAGATAGTAGATATCTTGGAGTTATAAGGGCGGGTTCGCAATTTATCGGAGCTGGTCAGATTTTTGAAAATCAAGACGATATTGATTTTAGTACACAATACAATAGTAAAGGTTTCCCAAACAGAACTAAGATACCTAACTTTGACTCAAATAACAGAATAGTAAATTATACGATTACTAAAAGAGAGGTCGTAGTGAACGGTACATCAAAAGTATTTAAGAAAGTAATTAACGCTAATGATGTTAGACCATTTTATGAATTCTTCTTACCTGAAAAGAATGTTATTAGTATTACATCTCTAATTCAGAAAGACGGTACATCATACTCAAGTCCACCGACATACGATGAGTTTATAACCTCACCTGATAAATGGTATGAGGTTGACGCGTTAGCCGAAAATACTGTTTTTGTTGAAGACCCAACTAAGGCTTCAGATAAGCCAGGTATTAAGGTTGGTAAATATATAGAGACTGAAAACAGATTTATCTCTGAATACACACCTGAGGGGTACTGTAGAATACAATTTGGTAATTCAACAGTAACTGCGGATGAACAGTTAGCTGAATTTGCAAGAACAGGTATACCAGTTAGACTACAAGATTATCAAAACAATATAGCTTTAGGTAAGACCGTTAAGGCAAACACTACGTTATTTGTTAAGTATAGAATAGGTGGTGGTACCGCGTCAAATATCGGAGTTAATACAATTACACAAATAGGTAATGTAAATTTTGCAGTTAATGGACCGTCATCTAATATAAATCAGAATGTATTAGACAGTTTGAGGTGTAATAATGTTACCGCGGCAATTGGTGGGGGAGATATCCCAACAACGGAGGAAGTTAGGAATATGGTATCATTTAACTTTGCAGCACAAAAAAGAGCCGTCACAGTTAATGACTATAACTCACTTTTAAGAACGATGCCAAGTAGATTCGGGGCACCTGCCAAAGCATCAATTATGGAGGAGGACAACAAAATTAAGATAGAGATACTATCATATGATACTAATAGTAGATTGACCAGTAATGTATCTAATACTCTAAAGGATAATATTGCTAATTATTTATCAAACTATAGAATGATTAACGATTATATCTCAATCAGGAGCGCAAATGTAATTGACTTAGAATTTGATATTTCTGTGGCAATGACATCAACAGAAAACCAAGGTCAGGTTATTACTAATATCGTAAATAGTCTTGATTCATATATGTCACCAAGAACTAACTTATTGGGTAAAAACGTAAACGTATCTGATATTAGGAGAATTATACAAGATATACCGGGTGTTAGTACATTATCGGATATAAAAATATTTAACAAAACGGGAGGTCAATATTCATCGTCCGAAACCTCACAAAGATATTCTGATAAAACAACAAAACAAATAGAATTAATAGACGATACTATTTTTGCGCAACCAAATCAGATTTATCAAGTAAGATTCCCTGAAAAAGATATTAAGGTTAGAATCAAAAAACTTAAGAACGTAGAGTTCTCATAATTCATTCATATACTTTTATTTTTTTAAATTTAAAATTAAGATAAATAACTATTTATCTTAAAAGTAATTTATGCCCAAATCATATAGATTTAGAACCGAAGTTGGTGTTGATAAAGAAGTAAGACTTAACATTGACCAGGATTTTGATTTCTTAGAAATCTTGTCCCTAAAATTTAGGCAAGAAGATTTGTACGATAGATTCTGTGCGGACTACGGTGTTGTTGCAGGTAGAGTTATCGTAAATGGTGGTTTCGGAGTACCTAATGTAAGTGTGTCTATTTTTGTTCCATTGGATAATATCGATGAAAATGACCCAATTATATCCACATTATATCCCTATAGAAAAGTAACGGATAAAAATGAAGATGGGTTTAGATATAATCTTTTACCATACGTACAAGAATATGGAGGACACACACCGACAGGAACATTTCCAACAAGAGACGATGTACTTACAAGAAAAGAAGTTCTACAAGTTTACGAAAAGTATTACAAGTACACAGTAAAAACAAACGACTCAGGTGACTTTATGATTTTTGGTGTACCGTTAGGACAACAAAAAGTGGTTATGGACTTAGACCTTTCTAATATAGGTCAGTTTTCACTAAGACCTGCGGATTTAATAAGAATGGGTAGAGGTGTTGAATCTCAATTCAACGGACAGCAGTTTAAATCGAGTGACGATTTAAATAGTCTACCTCAACTTGTGAATGTGGTAAAAGAGATTGAAGTATATCCATTTTGGGGTGAAAAGGATATTTGTGATGTTGGTATTACACGTTCAGATTTTGATTTAAGAGATGAGGGTATTGAGATACAACCAACATCAATCTTTATGGGTTCAATGTTCTCAACAATTAAGGAGCAGTATTTGAGGGGAAATTGTAAACCTAAAAATAAGGCAGGTAATTTGTGTGATTTGGAAACAGGTCCGGGTCAGATATTGGCGTTAAGACAGACAATAGATGTTGATTTTAGTGGTAGACCAATTATTGAAGAATATAAAATAGAGGAAGGTGGTAACGTAATTGATGACGAAGGAGTGTGGATGATAGACCTTCCTATGAACTTAAATTATGTTATAACAAATGAGTTTGGGGAACAGATACTATCTACTGACCCTTCTAAAGGTATACCAACCAAAGGTAAGTACAGGTTTAAAATTAAATATCAAAACGAAGGAGGGCTCGAAGAAGATGTTATCAGAGCGAACTATCTAGTGCCAAATATTAGAGAACATGGGTGGTCAGGTACATCGAGAGATGATAGACCTACAGAAGAAAAAAGAAATAAATCATATGCTTTCTCATTGAATTGGGACGATTATTACGACAGTAACGCTGCTATAAACTGTGAAGATAGTTTTTATGAATTTAATTACAATAAGGTTTATACTGTTGCGAGTCATATCGATAGATTTAAGTGGGGATTTAATAGAAAAAGACACTTAGGTATAAAGGAGATAAATGATGATACATGTTCTTCACAAACTAGTGTACCGCCAGTGAATGATGCTCAGAGGAACAATAACTTATTTATGTATATTTTTAATTTCATATTAAGTATTTTGACATTTCCTCTCATTTCAATAATCATATTAATGCATGTATTGGCGTTTTTATACCCAATACTTAGAGTTATAATCAATATTATAATTGCGATTGTTAATGGTATTATAAGAACGATATGCTTAATTGTGGCGGTTTTTTCATCTAAGTTGACTAAAGAAGATTGTAAGGAAAAAGGTATGACACCACTACCAAAGGAGAACCCATTTAAAAATCTTGCGTTACCTATGTTGTCGTACCCTGATTGTGAAGCGTGTGAATGCTCGACAAATGAGGCTGACAATTCTAGTGATGAGTTAGATTCTGCTGAAGATTTTCAGAGTGATTTAGAATTTGGAGCGATTTTCGATGCGACTGTTATAGATAATTACGTTTCTGACGCAGATAACTTAGTTGACGGTTCTAACTACTGTGTGTCAGATGGTGGGTATTGCCCAAGTAATGCGTCTGCCTACCGAGAAACTACAATGTTTGACGTACAACAAAGAATGTTACGTTCAGGGTATGATAATTTTGAAAAAGACAAATTTTATAAAAAATATCTTAGAGATAATGACTCTAATTGGGATTCAGGGGTATTCGCAAATAATGTTACAGATGAGTCGGAGTGGTATAAATCACCGGCTTATCCCATGTATAAGAATTTTTGTGACGAAGATTATGTTTTAAAATGGTTTGTGCAACCAAACCCAACATGGGGACAAGCGTTAAATTTGATGAACCGTAGACAAATGTACTTCGGTGATAGTGGTATGAGAAGTAATCTAGGTGGTTATGGAGAATCGTGGTTTACTAATTATGGGGGGGACCCTCAGGCGACATCCATATCTCCCAACCCAAATTCTGAAAGAACAACAAATAGAATACAGGTTGAGTCAATAAACGATGCTTTTGGTCTACCACAAAATCCGTTTGACCCTTGGACAGACATGTGTAATATTTTTATATTTGACCCAGGTACTACGCTAAATACGGGTACCTTAATGACTTTTAATGATATAACACAAATAGATGACCCTAATATGGAGGCTTATGACACCCCGAATCAATTTGGGTCTAAATCTCTTACAGGTAACACATATGGGTCAACAAATGGTTATACAGTGAGAGAAGTAAAATATATTAACCATGCGGGACAAGAAATCACAACTTCAGTTAATTTAGTTATTACAGGAGAAACTGCAGAATATAAAAATAAAAGTGGGGTTGAGTATTTTCAGCTTATTACTGGAATGACAATAAACGAAATGAATACCTTACTTAACGGTGGAATCGGAGACAGTAATAATTTTTCAATCTTAAGAAGATTTATTTCACAATACAGAACACAATATCAATGTAAAGAGGAAAGTTACATCTCTTCAAACGGAGATTGTAGTAATAATATTAATGCTGCAGGTGGGATGAGAGTATCCGAAGGTGCTGATGGTTATCTTAATGTAATGGTCGGATTTTTTGTAAGAGGAGTAGATGTGTATACCCCAAGACAAAAAATGAGATATGACCTATCTAAGTTATTCGGTTACTTTGACGGTGTAACAACATTTAATGGTCAAGTTACAGTAGAGGGTGACTATTATATGAATATTCCGATTCAACATAACGGGATAACACCTACCACAAGTACACCACCAAATTGGTGGAGTAGTTACAAAAGTCCTGCACCACACTATGAGTACAAAGATACAAGATTACAGTTTCATAGTTCTGACAATACTGGTGATGTTTTTTATGACGCTTCCTTATATCATACATCATATGGATTTGCGCCTAATGAGGACGATTGGCAAGATTTCACTACAGAATGTTTTAATAAATATTGTTCTTTGGACGGACAGATTGGTGACGGTGAAGAGTTTGAGGGTAGAGGTTCAACAGAGTATATGGGTGGTTTTGGTACAGACGTAGTATCGGAAGATTTCCCTAAAGCGGGTATAAATCCATGGATACAACAAGGTATTGAAGGTTG